GAAATGTGTCTCCGTCGTCATTTCTTTGATATGGGGGTATCCCGCGTTATTAGTTTGGATCAAGCAAAGGTAGAGTGTTTAAAACAAACGTCCTGTGGCTATCCGTGGTCTTTACGATGGCATACGAAAGGTGAAGTGTTTGCTCATTTTGTAGATGATTCTATTTTTAATGAGCATTGGGATGGTCTTTTGGAGGAAAAAGGAGGGTGTTCGTTTTGGTCTGTGTCCTTGAAAAAAGAGATTCGTAAGGTACGAAAAATTCTTGAGAAAAAGCAACGCACGTTTCTTGCGTGTGCTGTAGAATTTGCCTTGTCGACGAGTCGCTTGTGTTGGGATATGAATCAAAAGTTCTTCCAATCTTACCTTAAGACATGGTCGTTTGTTGGAGGTTCAAAGTTCCATGGGTGTTTTGATCGAGCTTATCGTAAACTCTCACGTTTTGCTATGGGCTTTGAGCTTGATGAGAGTGAGTATGATGCATCTTTGTTTGCTGCTCTCATGTGGGTTGTCGCTGTTTTTCGCTATGAATGTTTGTCTGAAGAAGACAAAAGTCCAGAGATGAAGAGACGTATGTCGAATTTGTATTATTGGATAATTAACTCTGTGCTCGTTATGCCTGACGGCACGTGTTGGCAGAAGTTTACTGGTAACCCATCTGGGTCTTGTAATACTTCAGTTGATAATACTTTGATTCTCTTCTTTCTCTTTGCGTATGCTTGGTATGTGCTCGCCCCTAGTGACGAATGGCGTACTTATGACCATATGATACGCAACGTTGAAGCTTTGTTGTATGGTGACGACAACACGTGGACTGTTTCTCCTGCTGCAATCAGCTGGTTCAATGCTCGTTCCGTGTCGAAAGTTTTTTCTGAGCTTGGTATTCAAACCAAATCGGATTGTTGGGATCCTCGCCCTGTTGTTGAGCTTGCGTTTCTTTCACAGCATGTGAAGAAGTTCAATGGGTGGTGGGTTCCTTTTCCGGATAGGCAAAAAATTTTTGGAACTTTGCGTTTGGGAACTACATCACGGAATGCTCAGTGGCATCTTCTCAGAGCACTGGCTATTCGTGTTGATTGTTGGGGTGATGCAGAATTGTTTCGTGATGTCACTTTGTATTGTGAGCACTTGAGAAAGTTGTGTGCTCTTGATCCCAGTGACGCAGTGAAAGGACAAATTCGCATTCCCTGGGAACAGGTTATCGCGCTTTGGTATCCCGAGAGTGCGATTCGTAGCCTGTTCCTGGGCGAAGAACAATCGGGATTGAAAACTGTCGACGTTGACATTCTTGAAGAGCAGGCCGATCTCGTGTAAACTGGCCAGACCTGCTTTAATTTTTTCTCTTACTATGTCGTCTGAATACATTGGTATAACAGTAAAAGTGAGTGAAGAAT